TGGTATTGTTCACCTTCATTATAAGCCGAACTTTCTTTTCTGTCATGAGTTAGCAGGCTAAGCCTGCTTAGAGTTTTTGAAGAAAAAACTATGGTGATAACATCGAAAACTTTATCAGACGCAATCAATGACGCGTTGAAACAAACGATCAAAAATTTAAAGACACAATTAGTAGATTTAGGTATTGAAGTTGATGAGGTGGAATAATGTTTGAAAATATTATCAGAGTGTTGCTTGTGCTCATGCTAACGCTTTTATGTAAATCATTGATGCTATTTTTCCAGTGGATGAAAGAGGTAATTAAGAATGAACAACTTAATCAAAAAAATTAATAGGTGGGCAGATAGCCGTGGACTGAAGCAAGCTGACCCAAAGATACAGTGGATGCGAGTTACTGAGGAGGTCGGAGAAATTCGAGATGTACTCTTGAAACCGACGAAATTCACAGAACCGCAAGCAGCGTTGAAAGATGCTATCGGTGACACATTGGTAACGATTATCGTGCTAGCACATCAATTAGACCTCGATGTTACTGAGTGCCTTGGTATTGCATACGAGGAGATTAAGAATAGAAAGGGAAAGATGATTAATGGCACTTTCGTCAAAGAAGAAGACCTATAAGAGGTGGTACACGGATAGCTTGACTATTTCAAGCGCTATCTTAGTCTTCAGTCTGGTCGTCAACATGCTGTCGGTCTACTACGTTCTGACAGTGCCACGCAGGGTGGAGACAGTAAGTATCCATAAAGTAGATAACGTGGGCGCAGAGATGCACGGCAAAGTTACTGGGAAAGAGAAAATTAATGATCTCTACACGATTGATTGCGGGGCTTACGGTAAATTCCTCGTAAGCAAGGAACAGTATGACCAAGTGAATATTGGGGATGATATCCCTAGCTATTTGAAGGAGAGAGGGCAATGATACCAAGATATAGAGCGTGGAATAAAGCCACAAAAGAAATGTACGAAGTTGACGATATTATGTCTATCGATTTCGGGAAAAGTGAAATTTCCGTTAAAACACTCTTTTTCGAACAGGCAAATTGCTACAAATTCGATGATATCGTTTTTATGCAATCAACTGGCTTCACTGATAAGAACGGGAAAGAAATCTTTGAGGGGGATATTCTTAAAGTGACCAACCTATCAATCTGGTTGGAAGTTGTATCTTTTAACAACAACAAGGCGATGTTCGTTTCCAAGGAAATCAAAAGAGAAATCGAAGAATCCCCTCTATACGACTTGTTTAACACGGATATTTTTGAAGTTGAAATCATCGGCAACATCTACACTAATCCAGGATTGGCAGAGGTGAACTCATGACCAAATACCAATATGCAGGGTTGACACCAGAACTACATCAGCGGTTAGTCAATGAGCGTGTAGCACTAAAACTAGCACATCTGAGAGATTACAAGCAACATTTCCAAAAAGTGAGACAGTGCAGTGAGAAACAAGCGATTATCATTTTGCAAGCACTCAACAGTGCAGTCGTTGAGCGTGCGAGAATATCACCTCAAACAGTTGATAGGCTAGAAGGCATCATTTCGGATGAGCTATATCATGACCTTAAAGCATATCTATCCAAGAATTACACAAGAGGTAAAACCACGCGCCAATTTTTGGATAAAACAAACGCAGGGCTACCAGAAGAACTGTTTAAGCGATTCCGGGAGGAAGTGGAAGGACTACGCAAGGAACACCCTAACGATCTAAACGAGGATATTAGAGATATTAAAGGGTGCGACAAGAAAAAAGCTAACAAAACCCAAAACGCTCTCGGTTGTTGCTACGCAGAGAGAGCTGCCCTAACACCTTTGAAGGCTATCCAAATGGAAGGGATGCTATCAAGGGAACTATTTAGCGAGATTGCTGACTATGTTTTCAATCGTTATGAGTGGCCGGAACGGTTAGATGATGAAGTTGTCCGCATCATACTTAAATATAGAACTAGGGGCAAAGTTGGGCGTAATAAGGTTACGGTCAGAAAAGCCCTTTATAGAGCCTATGCGTTAGGCGTGTAGCTAGAATGGTTACTCAAGGGGTTCGATTCCTCTTGCCAGTCATTGTCTGTCAAATACACTAAAAATAAAGCTAAAAAATGAATATAGATTTTTAGTGGCTTGGACACTTTTTAACACTTTTTCAACATCGGACAAGCTGACAGACCTTGTCCAAACAAACCCAGCAAATTTAAGAAAAAAGGATGTGAAAAACCCTCTTTCTTATTGATATCGCATTACAAAATAAAAGCCAAAGACCTTGCTGGTGTCGATGGCTAGAAGGAGGCGGCACCAAGGCTCACAAACTCAATCTTTTCATATCTCTTAATACTGAGCCGGAAAAATAAAAAAGACCCAGACTAATGCCTAGGACTGTTCAAATGCTAATAATATTATTATACCATAAAGGAAACGTATTTATGAGAACAGTGGAACGGCTGCAACAAATAAAGGCATTGGACAGGTACATTGACAGTCAGATAGAACAGATTAAGCGTCTGGAATCACAAGCCCTTAAAGTAACGGCTGGTGCTATGCAAACAGATATGGTACAAGGTGGCAAACGTAAGGGTAAGGATGATATCTATGTGGAGCTTATGACGGCTCGTGAAGAAGTAGAACGCTTCACCGCCGAAGCGATTAAGCAAAAGCTAGACTTCCGCAGACAAATAGCAAACGTGGGGGATATAGACGCTAGGTCCCTACTGCAAATGGTATATATAGACCAGCTGGATATCTGGCAGATATGCGACCGTATGGGCTTTAGTAAGGCTACCTACTATGTTAAGTTAAGACAAGCTGAGAAGTATTTGGATTAATCTACATTGGTCTATACCAATCCATACACCATCATACTATCAACGTGGTAATATAGTATTATCGAATCAGAAGGACACAGTAGTGTTCTTCTTTTACTTTATCTGAAAGGAGGTATGCCAATGCCAATGGTCAGACGATGCAGGGCAGAGGGATGCCGTGCCTTAACAGAAAGACCAGCACACTACTGTCCTACACACAAGGACATGGAAGCAGCATACACACAAGAGAGACAAAGATACTCACGGACGAGATACAACACACGAGTAAGGAACCGAGACGATGAGAGCAAGGAACGGTATGCGTTCTATCGCTCAAAGACTTGGTCTTCTATTCGTAAGATTGCGTTAGAACGTGACAACTATCTATGTCAGTACTGTCTAGCGTTGGGTGTGACCACACCAGACGCTCGTATAGGCGACCACGTAACACCCGTTGAAATAGCTCCAGAACTTAGGACTGAAATTTCAAATGTGGTAGCAACGTGCAGGAGCTGCGACAATACCAAAAGAACATTGGAACAAGAAATCTATGGTACCGGTCAGAATAGAACGAAACAGAACACCGAGCTACGACTTTCCGTGGCTACGTGGGCAGATTTAATAGCCCGGAAAAAAGAGGACGTCGTTAAACCCCTCTAATAAGTCCATAGCACGATTTTATAATAAGGGTGGTGTAATAACCCTCGAGACGATTTAAAATTGACCCCCGCCCTCTTCTCGTGCCAAGGAGAGCCGCCACAAGGTGTTTTCTTACACCGTACGCCAATTTTGAGGGTTTTAACAAGGGTCTATTTTTAATTTAGGAGGTGAGAAAATGGCGAATAAGTCACCAGCTAAACGGAAACCGTTTTACGAGCAAAATGACCGCTTTCTACCCATTGACCCACCGAACTACCTAGGAACGGTGGCGAGGTCAGTTTGGACTAAAATAATTCCGTTTTTAAAAGCAACAGAAAAGGTCGAACGCATTGACACGTTTCTTGTGGAAACTTACTGCACAACCTATGAAATTTATAAAAAAGCCTATGAGGACGTGAAAGAAAACGGTATCCAAACCGAAATCATTAAATTTATCCAGTCGCCTGGGAGTGGTGAAATTTTAGGCGAGCAGTCAATGGGATTTAAGAAAAACCCAGCCGTTGCGACGATGAAAGACGCTGCCGAAACCCTTAATAAAATAGGCATCCAGCTAGGTCTAACGCCTAAAGGAAGGGCAGAATTAGCTGAAATAGCCGGAAGTCAGGCGGATAATACATCTATGAAAGATAAGATGGCAGCATTCTTCAAATAAAGGAGGTGAAACATGCAAGAGATTGATTTGACCAAGTCGAAAGATGTAATCGGTGTTTATAATAGCATCGATTTTTCTTATGAGCGAAAAACTTATACCGACTATGGCACGCAATATTGTTTTGATGTGCTAGATGGCAAAATTGTCGCTGGTTACAATATTCAATTAGCATGTTTTAGACACATCCGAGACTTGCAACGACAAGGGGACGAAGATTTCCCTTATGTCTACTCGATTGAAGCGTTTAACCGTTTCTTGAAATTCTTGTCTCTAGTGCCAAACGTTGATGATCTCAGCCAAAAGCTAGAGCCTATGGATTGGCAGTATTTCATATTTGCCCAACTCTTTGCATGGTTCGATTTAGACGATGTACCGAGGTTTTCAAATATCATTATCTCGATTGCCCGCTCACAAGGTAAAACGATGATAGCTGGTATTTGCCTTAATTTCTCTTATCTGATTGAGATTATCGGGCAAAGTAACCAAGACTTCCTGGTCAGTTCGCTAAACTTTGATCAGACGATGAAGCTCTTTACATACGTTAAGTCTATGATGGCTAGAATCATTGAAAACGAGCCATTTAAGTCATTGGCAGAGGAAACGCAGCTTCAATTATATTCACGAGAAATTAAGTCACTTGTGGATGCTAATACCATTCACACTATCTCTTTTGAATCTGGTAAATTTGACGGTAAGCACTTTAAAACCGCCATTTCGGATGAGGTCGGTGAGCTTAGAACGGATGAAGGTATTTCTAAAATCACATCCGGACAAGTTAACACCGAGGGTTCACGCTTTATTGAGATTTCGACATCTTACCAAACGCCCGATGTTCCATTTCATCAAGAGCAGAAAAAACTCATTGAGATTATGGAACGTGACTTTGATAGGTCTGGTGATGACCAGCTATGTCTAATCTGGTCACAGGATAATCTGGAAGAAGTTTTTAAACCAGAAACATGGGCAAAGAGTAACCCACTACTTAACCACCCTAAACTAAAGGATGGCTTGATGAAGGGGCTACTTTCAGAACGTGATAAGAAACTGCTCATGGGAAAGCTAGCCGACTTCCAAGTAAAGAACATGAATTGTTGGTTACTAGCTGATAGTAATAGCTTTCTTGATCTAACAGATATTGAGAATGCAGTCGTTGATGAGTTCGATATTAAAGGAAAGCGTGTCTATGTCGGACTGGATGCGTCTATGTTCAGCGATAATACGGCTATTGGTTTTGTTTATCCCTACGTCGCTGAAGACGGCAGTCAGAAATGGCACATCGAACAACATAGTTTCATTCCCTGGCAACAAGTGGGCTCGTTAGAAGCCAAAATGGAGCAAGACGGCGTTAACTATCGAGACTTGGAAACCAAGGGCTATTGTACGATTACAAGCCATCCACAAGGGTTAATCAACCCAGAGGAAGTATACCGTTGGTTTTGTGAGTATGTGGAAGACAATCAGCTTGATGTGGTTTTCTTTGGCTATGATGCCATGATGGTATCTAAGATTATCAAAGCCTTAGAATCTAACACTAGCTTTCCACTTATGCCAATCAGGCAACGTACAAGCGAACTGAAAGACCCTACAAAATTCCTTCAAACGCTCTTTATCGAGGGCAATATTACTCGCCTTGATGATGAAATCATGCGTAAAGCCTTGATAAATGCGGTAATTAAAGAAGATAACATCGGTATTCAAGTCGATAAAATGAAATCGACCTATAAAATCGACGTTGTGGACGCTCTTATCGATGCGTTCTATGATGGCATGTATGCGTTTGAAGATTACGCTATTACCAACAATCCAACGTGGAAGGTTGAACACATGAGCCAAGAGGCCGTTTTAAACTGGTTGAAAAACCCAGATAGTGGGCTACTAGAGGAGTATTAATACATGATTTTGAAGTTTTTTAAAGCGATTTGGGCCATTTTTGACATTCTTATGTTCATTTTAGCTGCAATTTCGCTTAATTTAACCACTTATAACCTCGGTTACGTGTGGTTTGGCATCAGCATGACCATCACATTCGTATTAGCAGGTTTAATTAGTGAACTAGCCGCTAAAAAGAGCTAGAAAGGAGGTGATAATAATTGCCGATATTTAATATTGCGACAGAAAGCCCACCGAGTAACCAAGGGGGCTTTTTTGATATCACTGATCCAGAGTTTTTAGCTACTTTAAACGGTAGTGAGTGGGTTTCGGCTGAAACTGCTCTTAAAAACTCGGACTTATTCTCTATTATCAGTCAGCTATCCAACGACCTTGCGACTGCCAAGCTAACGACTAGCCGAAAACAGTTACAAGGGATTGTGGATAACCCATCGAACAACGCTAACCGCTTTAACTTCTACCAGTCAATCTTTGCTCAAATGCTATTGGGTGGTGAAGCCTTTGCGTATCGTCGGCGTAACGATAACGGGCGTGATATGAAGTGGGAGTATTTAAGACCGTCTCAAGTCTCTTTCAACCGATTGGATAATCAGAGTGGCCTTTACTACAACATCACATTCGATGATCCACGCATACCACCGAAACAACACGTTCCACAAAGCGACATCTTACACTTCAGATTGCTATCCGTGGATGGTGGTCTTACAAGCGTAAGTCCGTTGATGGCTCTTGGTAGAGAATTAGATATTCAAAAAGCCAGCGATAAGCTAACGCTTAACTCACTTAAGAATGCCCTAAACGCCAATGGTATTTTAAAAATCAAGGGCGGTGGTTTGCTCGATTTCAAAACCAAGGTCTCACGTTCTCGACAAGCAATGAAGCAAATGCAAGGCGGTCCGTTGGTACTGGATGATTTAGAGGACTTCACACCTCTTGAAATCAAATCCAACGTGGCCCAACTACTTAAGCAAGCGGACTGGACGACCGGACAATTTGCAAAAGTCTACGGTATCCCAGAGAACGTTGTCGGTGGACAAGGTGACCAACAATCATCACTAGAAATGAGTTCCAATGTGTACTCTAAAGCAGTCGCGCGTTATTTAAGACCATTCCTTAGTGAGCTGTCTCAAAAACTTTCGTGTGATGTTGATGCGGATATTTTCCCAGCGGTTGACCCGACTGGCGCTAACTATATCAGCCGTATCAATAGCATGGTTAAAAGTGGCACACTCGCACAGAATCAAGGTTTGTATATTTTGCAACAAGCTGAAATTCTACCTAAAGAGTTGCCAGAGGGTAAAAACCCTAACCGAGCCACATTGAAAGGAGGTGAGATAAATGGGCAAGATTGACATTAAAGGCGATATTGTAAGTGATGATGCTGGTGCTTTTTACGAGTATTTTGGCATGTCTAGTACCTATCCAAAATTGGTACAAGATGCCATTGCTAACGACGAAGACGAAGAAATCAAACTTAATATAGCGTCAAATGGTGGTGATGTGTTTGCTGCAAGCGAAATCTATACAATGCTTAAAGCTAGTGGCAAACGTATTGTGGTTAATGTGCAAGGGCTTGCGGCTAGTGCTGCGAGTGTCATTTCTATGGCAGGCGATACCGTGCGTATCAGTCCAACGGCACATATTATGATTCACAAGGCATCTACTGGCATCGTTGGTAATAGCGACGACCTAGAGCATCAATCAGCGGTGCTTAATAGCATCGATGAATCCATTGCTTTGGCTTATGAAATGAAGACTGGTCTTAAACAACCGGAATTGCTTGATCTCATGGCTAAAGAAACATGGCTCAATGCAAAAACTGCCGTTGATAAAGGCTTTGCGGATGAAATCATGTTCTTCGACAATGATGAAGAAGAAATCATGGTTACTAACGCTACACATCAACTACCAAGCAAATCAGCAATCACTAAATTTAAGAATATGATTGCGACACCTAAGACCAATACTTTGCGTGAGCAGAAATTGGCTATTTTACTTGAAAAATGAAAGGAAGATGATTGATGAAAACATCAAACGAATTGCATGACCTTTGGGTTGCACAAGGCGACAAGGTCGAAAACTTGAATGAAAAACTTAACGTAGCTATGCTTGACGATTCAGTTACCGCTGAAGAATTGCAAGCGATCAAAAACGAACGTGACACTGCGAAAATGAAACGTGACATGTTCAAAGAACAATATACTGAAGCTCGTGCTAGCGAAGTGGCTAACATGTCAGAGGAAGAAAAACAACCTTTGACTAAAAACGAAGAAGAAGTAAAAGACGCTTTTGTTAAAGACTTCAAAAACCTTGTTCGTGGTCGTTACCAAAACTTGCTTGATTCTAAAACAGACGCATCTGGTTCTGATGCTGGCTTGACTATCCCACAAGATATTCGTACAGCTATCAATACTTTGGTTCGTCAATACGACTCATTGCAAGAATACGTTAACGTTGAAAATGTAACTACACTTACTGGTTCTCGTGTGTACGAAAAGTGGGCTGAAATTACTGGCCTTTCTAAACTCGATGATGAAGCTGGTCAAATCGGTGCTAATGACGACCCTAAATTGTCACTTATCAAGTACGCTATCAAACGCTATGCTGGTATCTCAACAGTAACTAACAGCTTGCTTGCTGATTCTGCCGAAAATATCCTTGCATGGTTGTCTGGTTGGATTGCGAAAAAAGTTGTTGTTACTCGCAATAAAGCTATCTTGGATGTCATTGCAACACTCCCAACTAAACCAACATTGGCTAAATGGGATGACATCATTGATCTCGAAGCTAAAGTTGACCCAGCTATTAAACAAACATCATTCTTCTTGACTAACACTTCAGGCTTTACTGCTCTTAAGAAAGTCAAGAACGCTATGGGTGACTACCTCATGGAACGTGACGTAAAATCACCAACTGGATACTCAATCGATGGTTTCGCAGTTAAAGAAGTTTCTGACCGCTGGCTTGCTAATGCTACTACTGGAGCTATGCCATTGTACTTTGGTGACTTGAAACAAGCGGTAACACTCTTTGACCGTCAACACTTGTCACTACTTTCAACTAACATCGGTGGCGGTGCTTTCGAAACTGATACTACTAAAGTACGTGTGATTGACCGTTTCGACGTTGTTAAAACTGATGAAGAAGCGTTTGTGCCAGCGTCATTTAAAACAATCGCTGACCAAAAAGCTAATCTTACTACCGGAGCTTAATTTAGGAGGTAAGCAATGAGTGTATCTAAGGAAACCATCATGCAGACTCTTAATCTGGATGAGACAGACGACACTGCACTCATTCCAGCTTACATTGAATCAGCTCAACAGTACATTATCAATGCCGTGGGCAGTGATAAGAAATTCTACGACCTTGAAAGTGTGGAATCTCTATATGACACGGCTGTAATAGCCCTCACAAGCTCATATTTCACCTATAGAGTGGCTCTAACAGATACGGTGACTTATCCTATCAATCTCACATTAAATAGCATAATCGGGCAATTAAGGGGCTTATACGCAACGTACAGTGAAGAAAGAGGTGACTAATGCCTAAAGTTAGATATTTACCCTCAGACTTTCGTTTCAAAGCTGATTTTGGTACATACCAAAGCACCCCTAATAAGTTTACGGGTGTAAGCGTGCCGAAATTCGTGAAACAGTTTACGTTGCATTATAAACCTCACACTCGCACACTCAATCAAGAGTACCTTGCTCAGCAAAATGGCGAAAGCGATACACGAGTGATTGTTATTCGCCACAATGCCAAAGTGATTGAAGGTCAAGTGGCCGTCCTAAATGGCACTCAGTATGATATTGTGCGTGTCAGTCCAAACGAAAACTTTGGGCTTAACCGCTACGACTTTCTGACACTTAGAAAGCATAAGAAAGTTGGGTGATAGCTTATGGTAGGGCTTGATGAAGCACTAGAGGGCTGGCTTGAAACGGTAGCTAGTATTGGCGATATCACACCAGCGGAACAAGCGAAAATTACCACCGCTGGTGCGAAAGTGTTTCAAAAAGAGTTGGAAGAAGTGACTCGTGAGAAACACTACTCAAATAAAAAAGATTTGAAGTATGGACACATGGCTGACGGTTTATCTGTCCAATCAACTAACGCTGATGGCAGAAAGAACGGTGTGGCAACCGTAGGCTGGAAAAACAATTACCACGCCCAAAATGCCAGACGATTAAATGACGGCACTAAGAAATACCGTGCTGATCATTTCGTTACCAATGTCCAAAACGATAGCAACGTTCAAAAGAAAGTGCTATTAGCAGAAAAAGAGGAATATGAAAAATTGATTCGAAGAAAGGGAGGAAAGTGATTAAGTGTTAGCAACCGTAAAACTAAAAGAGTTGATTGACGGCAAAGAATTTGGTGAAATAAGCGAAGTCTACGCAAACAACTTGCCCCGTGAGCTCGAAGAAAACACCGATAAGACAATTGTGTTACTCACCGAAAGCAATCCATCCCTTGACTTAAGCGGAAACAATACCTTTTTCAGTAAAACAGATAGAGTAGAAGTCCAGATTTTCTACAAGGCTGATATCAACTTTGATATCGAAGCCTTTGAAATGGAACTATTGAAGTTCCTAAAATCTGAACACTATTCAATTACAGATATGAGAGAACATACTATAGACCCCGATACATTGCAGATCACGGCGGTCTTTTTTGTTGCCCTCGACAGATTATTTTAACAAAGGAGATATTACTATATGGCAATTGTAGGTTTGAAAATGGTCCGCCTTGCATTGGTTGACCCAAAAACCCAAAAACTACTTAAAGGTGCTGACGGCCTTTCTACAGACGGTGTAATCGAAGTTGATTCAAGCATGCTTGGTACTCGTACCGCTAACATCTCTAACTTGGAAGGTCAAGCAACTAAGATTCCAGGGAACAACTCGGTGCAAGATGTTATGATTGCGCCGGGTTCACCAACAGTCGCATTCGACTTCAATAACCTTGACTTCGAAATCAAACAAAAAATGCTTGGTTTCAAACCAGACGGCAAGGGTGGATATGTAATGGACGGTGAAAAACCACACACAGCGGTATTGATTGAATCTGAAACACTTGACCGCAAACACTCAGTGTTTTTTGGTTTCGCTAACGGTATTATGCAAGAGTCAACTCAAAACGTTGCAACAGATACCGATACTGCCCAAACTCGCCAAGACGATAACATGACATTTAACGCCTTGTCAGCGACTGCGTTTGGCGGTGAGCCTTACAAGAAATACTACACTGGTTCATCTACTTTCGATAAAGCCAACATGTATAAGGAAGTGTTTGGTGGCTATGTACTTACAGGAACTGGCGTAGTACCTGGCTAATAATCTAAATAATTCGCAAGAGGTCGGGCTCATGGCCTGACCTCTATTTTTGTTAAAGGAGTAAAGATAAATGGAAATCAAAACTATTCAAATCCCAGAAATCAGCAAGAAAGCCTTTAAAGTGGCTACAAGCAACCGCAACGTGTTGCGTATGCACGAGTACCAACTTGCCGTGCTCAAACTCAGCGACACTATGGAAGATAGCGACACACAAGAGCAAGCACAAGCAAGCTATACTGTGCTAAAAGAAATGCTCAGCTTTATTCGTGCTATTCTCGACTTGGATGATGAAGCTTATGACAAATTGCTTGATTTGGATAATGTCCGCACGCAAGAAATCTCTGAAAAATTGGTAGGTTACATGTACGGGTTGACGGATGAGCAACTTGAAAACGCTGCTGGTGAAGTTGACCCAAAAGACTAAAATCTAAAGGTGAACAGATTTTTGATTTAGAAAATCGCATTGAAGATTTGAAAATCATTGCTAAAAAATCAATTCAAGGTTTTGGGTGGACACTAGATCAGTATTACGACACTGACTATTATGAGCTAATGAAAATTTTGAATGCTAAAGAGGAAAAAGATAGAATGGTTGACCCAACATCTTTACTCTAAATATTTAAGGAAAGGAGGAAAAATATTACATGGCAAAAGTACAAGCTACCATGTCCACGGAAATTGCCTTGGATACGCTACAAGCTGCCAATTCGATTAAGCGGTTAACTCAGTTAGTCAATAGCTCAACTAACGCTTGGAAGGCACAAGAAAGCCAAATGCGTAGTGCTGGGGACTATCTGGGAGCAGCACAAGCCAAATACGATGGCTTGGGTAATGCTATTCAAAACCAACAACATAAGATTGAGAAACTGAAACAAGAACAGTCTCAACTTAAAGGTAGTACCGCTGAAACCGCTGAACAGTACCTTAAGTACCAACAACAAATCGACCAAGCTACTACACGTTTGGCGTCGTTGGAAAATCAACAAAGGCAAGCCAAGAACAGTCTGGACTATCATCGGTCTGGGCTTGCTGAATTGCAAAAAGAGTACAAGCTACAAAACGAAACTTCCGACACTTACATCAAGCGTTTAAAAGCTGAAGGCAAGGAAGATGAAGCTAGGCAAGAACAACTCAAGCAATACAAGGGTTCGATTACTAACTTAAACAAGCAGTACGAGACCCAAAAAGAAATGCTTGAGCGTGTGGCAAAACAGTCCGGAAGAACAAGCGATGAATACCGCAAGCAAAAGCAACGCCTAGATGAAACAGCAACAAGCCTAGCACACACTAGAAACGCTGCCGATAAGTTGAACGATGAGATTGAACAAAGTCAACGTTCTAGTACGTTCATTGGTCGCTTGAAAGATAGCTTTAAACGATTGGGTAGTGAAGTCAGTGAGACTGAAACGAAAACCTCACGCTTAAGAGGCATCTTCGGAGCTACATTTGCAGCTAACTTGATCAGCAACGGTTTCCAAAACGCATTGGGAGCTATCAAGGGTAAGTTTGACGAAATCGCACAGTCTAGTGCCGAATACGTTAAATACCAACAAACCATGAATGCCACTTGGTTAACCTTAACGGGTAACGCCGAAGAAGGTAAGAAGATGGTCGATATGACCAACCAAATGGCACAAGCGGCGGCTAACTCAACCGAAATGGTTGACGGTATGAACCAAAAATTCTATGCCGTTACCCATAATACCGAGTTGACTAAACAACAAACACAAGCCATCTTGACCTTGCAAGATGCGTTTGGTCAGACCGATGCAGCCGTTGAGAATTTCGCTACTCAGTGGGCTCAAATGATTGCCAATGGTAAGGTTCAAGGACAAGACATGATGTCAATCATCAACGTCTTTCCGGAAATGAAAAACCAGCTTAAAGAAGTAGCTGCGCAAGAATTGGGCATTACAGACATGACCCAAGAGAAATATGCCGAATTGCAGAAAGATGGCAAAATCACTGCTGAAATGGCACAAAAAGCCTTGTTTGAGTTGCAAGACAAATACAAGGATGCGACAGCTAACTTCTCGACAACTATTGGTGGTCTTGAAAGAACTATCCAGTCTCGTATGCCAGCGGTAGTCGCTGCCTTCCGTGACCCAATCGATAAAATGAAAAACCCATTCTTACAACAGATTGGTAATTGGGTTGCAGATCCTAATACTGAAGGCAAATTCAAAGAGCTTGGAGAGCATGTTTCCAAAGGACTAGGCACTATCATGGATGCCTTCTCTAAGGTGTTTAATCTTGGGAATGGTACAGATAAGCTTAATGGCTTAATGGACGGTCTCAATAAGTTTGTCGATAATCTGAGCAAGAGCATTGCTAACAATGCACCTAAGATTGTCGCCTTTTTTAAAGAAGTTAAGGACAGTCTAGGAGCAGTATTCACCATCGGTAAAGATTTTGCTGGTGGTGTATGGGAAGTTGCCATAGACATGATTAAGGGTGTCGCTGGTGCTTTCAACCTCATGACTGGAAACGGTAAGAAGGCGAAAGGTCCAGTCACATCACTATCTAAGGCATTAGGTGGTATTGCAAAACATAAGACGGCTATTAAAACGGTTGGTTCTTTGTTTGCTGCTTATTTTGTAGGTTCTAAGGTCGCTCTTGGAATAACGGCAGTAGTCAAAGGTATTCATGCTTGGCGAACAGCTACAGTTGGAATGACGGCGGCACAAAAGGCAATGAACTTAGCAATGGCTTCCAACCCGATTGGTTTGATAGTGGTTGCAGTAACTACGGCTATCACTGCCCTAGTGCTACTTTACAAGCACAACAAGAAATTCAAAGCCTTTGTTGACGGCATGTTCAGTGCTGCAAAGAAAGCCTTTGATAAAATCTTCAAGGTTACTAAAGAAATCTTTGGTAAGATCATTGATTTCTTTAAAAAGGACTGGAAACAAGTCCTTTTATTTATCGCCAATCCTATTGCTGGAGCATTCGCTTTAATTTACAAGCACAATAAGAAATTTAAGAAATTCGTTGATGGCACAGTGGACCGTGTCAAAGATATGGCTAAAGGTGTTGAAAAACACATGAGTAGCCTTAAGAAAGATTGGGGCGAAAAGTGGGACAATGTCAAGAAGTTCGCATCTAAAACGTGGGAAGGTATCAAGGGTAATGCTAGTGAAGCGATGATTGCTCTTGGTAAGGATATTGACAAGAACCACAAGGGCATCAATAAGAACTGGTTTGAAGGTTGGGAAAACTCTAAGAAATTCCTATCTAAAAAATGGGATGAAATCGGAGCGTTAACACAAGAGAAATTTGGTGTTAACATTACCAAACTAATCACGGATGCCTTAACCAACATTGGTAATTTCTTCAAGAACACTTGGGATAATGTCAAAAAAGGTTTTGGCGAAATGTGGGACGGCATGCGAAAACTTGCCGGTGACGGTATTAACGCTGTCATTGCCTTGCCAAACGCTGGTATTGACGGTATTAACAAACTGATTTCTGATTTCGGTGGTAGTAAAGAAGCTATCTCTAAAATTCCGAAAGTTAAGTTTGCCGGTGGTACTGGTATGTTTAGCTCATACCGAAACCCAATCACCAAGCCTACGTTAGCTACTCTTAACGACGGCTACGATAGCCCAGAAACCAACAACCAAGAGATGGTAATCTTGCCTAACGGTAAGTCATTCTTACCACAAGGTCGCAACGTTGAATACCTCTTGCCAGCTGGTTCGGAAGTCATCAATGCTAGTGAACTGGCCATGCTTATGGGTGTTGAGCGTGGAGCGTTTGCCAAAGGAACTGGTTTCTGGTCTAAAATCTGGGATACGGCTACTAATGTAGCTGGCTCAGTGTGGGACACAATGAAAAACGGTGTCGATAAATTCATGAAAATGATTGAGTTTGTCACCGACGTTGTTAAAGACCCCGTTGGATCATTAGCTAAGAAATTCAGCCCTAATGCTGATAAGTTAGCTGGTATGTTTAACCCACTCGGTAACGCATTGTATAAGAAACCAGTTGAAGAGGCTAAGAATTGGTGGAAAGAACTTTGGTCTATGGCCAGTGCTTCTATGGATGAAGGCACAGTGGCAATGGGTGCTAAAGGTGATGACTATCGCTTCAAAGATAAGGCTAAAGATGCTGGTGCTGACCCTTGGGGTTATTTCTATCGTGAATGTGTATCCTTCGTTGCCAGCCGTTTGGCTAACCTTGGTGTTAAGCCTAGTTTGTTTAGTCACCTTGGTAATGGTAATCAATGGATATCTGCCAGCGTGCCACACTTAAGTAGACCTAAACCGGGTACGGTAGCGGTCTACACTGGTGGTCCTGTTTCAAGCAACCACGTTGACTTTGTCACAGCCGTTCATGGTGACACCTATGATGGTGAAGAGTATAACTATGGCGGTAATGGTCAGTATCACCAATACGCAGGCCGTCACATTGCTAACGCTGCTACTTTCCTTGACTTTGGGGTGCGTGATAGTGGTGGTGGCGGTGAAGACAATAGCAAACCACTTAAGGACCGCAATAGCCCACTTCAAATGTTGATTAAACGTCAAGTCGGTGGCATGTTCGATTGGATTAAGAAAACCCTTGGTCCATTGCTCAGCCCAGCCGGTGGTGGTGAAGATGGCCCTCAAGGTACAGGCGTTTCACGTTGGCGTGAATCGGTTGTTAGAGCCTTGAAAGCAAATGGAATCGAACCGACTGACTTCCGTGTGTCTAAGATTTTGGCAACCATCCAGCGTGAGTCTGGTGGTGACCCTAACGTACAAAACAATTGGGATAGTAACGCCAGAGCTGGTACACCATCAATTGGTTTGATGCAGACCATCGGTCCGACATTTAACGCTTATAAACACCCAGGACACAACAACATCCGCAACGGTTATGATAACTTGCTTGCCGCAATCAACTACATCAAGCACCGCTATGGTACGTCAGACGCAGCCTTTAACCGTGTGGCCGCTTACGGCTACGCTAACGGTGGTCTAGTCCACAAAAACGGTGTTTATGAGTTAGCTGAAGGCGATATGCCAGAATATGTCATTCCAACGGATATTGCTAAACGTGGCAGAGCGTGGCAATTACTCACTGAAGCAGTGGCACGTTTTGCCGGTGATGCCCCACAAGGCAATCACGATAACGCTTCAGACCGTGAGCGTGTTTCTGTACTGGAAGATAAATTAGATGTCATGATTGGCTTACTAAGTCAATTAGTAACTAATGGCTCTAATCCAATCGAGATCAGAAATGTCATTGATGGTAGAAGTGTGTCAAACGGGTTAGCACCCTTTATGACAAAAGCAACAAACGATTACGAACGCAGACAGGCGTTGTTAGGAGGTAGCATTATTTGATAGGAATGTCAGTAATTTACGACGGTAAAAACTTAACCGAATTATTCAATGAGGGGCAAGGTCGTACCGTTCCAGTAGATGTCACTAAGAATGTGGCAGCTAACTTTAACAACAACTATCAAGACCAGGGGCGGAGGCGTTATGGTCAGCAATTCCTATATAGCACCTTGTCCGTCAAGCAGATTCAAGTATCGTTTACCCTCGTAGGGAACTACGACTACTTTAACACTATCGCTGAAACGCTTGGTGGTTATCTGAATGTAGATAAACCGAAACCATTGATTTTTGGCGATGAACCCAACAAGGTTTGGGAGGCTATCCCGTCTGGTCAAGCGTCACTTGCGGTTGATAAAAACACTGCACCTATCACCGCAACAGTAACGGTCACGTTCGATGTTCCGAAAAGCTACGGTGAGAACAAGGCACAAGCCCTAGTAAGTAGCGACGGTGAAACGAAATACGGCAGTATTAAGAAGGTTTCTACTGGCCATTACAAGGCTACGTTGAAGAACTTTGGTACGGCTGAAACTTACCCAGATATTAAGCTGAAATTTAACTCAGATAATGGCTGGGTTGGGATTGTGAAGTCTTCTAGCGAAAGCTATGAGATTGGAAACCCTAATGAAGCCAATACCCGTACAGCTAAACAATCTGAAATTCTGTTCGACTATGTTTCTAATAACTGGATCACCAACGGTTTTGCGGTTGGTGCGAAAAATCAAGGGCGTTTTAATGATGATAGTCACTCACTCAATGGCACTCTTGCTATCGAAAACAATTGGGGCAGACCACACATTGCCTTAACAAACACTGGTGGTGGGGATAAATACCTACGAGGTAGTTCGTTAACATGGGAGATTCCGGCAGATAGTAATGGTCAAAAAGGCTCGTTGTATGAATATTTTTGGTGGAGACAAATATTGTGGCTGGGTGCTGCAAATCAATTCGGTTTCATCAAAATATCTGTAACAGACGCAAACGGTGTATTTCTCTACGGTGTAGAAACTTACAAACACACTAATGGTTTTGACTGCCATTATAATTTCCTAGCAGGAGATGGCAAAGGTGGTTATAAAGTCCTCGATAGAAAACATTTCTACGGGACACACGTTTCAACCGCTAACCCATTCAATGAACCACAAGGTTGGTCGGATGTTCAACGCTTTGATGATGTTCTTCAATTTTACTGGCAAGGGTCTTATCCTAAGTTCACCGTGCCAGAGATTAAAGGGAAAAAATCAGCTAAAATCCATATTGGTATTTTCGGCATCAAAGATTGGCCGTTGATCACACACTTGTATCTGGATAGTTTTGTTTACGCAAAGCATCACGTAGAGAAGGAAGAAGACATCCCTAACCGTTTCCGTAAGGGTTCTATTCTCGAAGTAGACATGGCTAAAGGTAAAACTTACGTTGATAATCTGCCTGCTCTTAATGAGCTAACTTACTTGTCCGAGCCGTTTAGCATTGGCACTGGTGATACTGAAATTGACATCTACACATCAAGTTGGACAAGGACTGACCCAACTATTGAAATAACATGGAAGGAGCGTTTCATTTAATGCAAATTTGGATTCATGACAAGAACATGCGTAAGGTTTGTGCCTTGAATAACAACGTTCCGGGCATGTTGCCATACTCTAACAGTCAGTGGCATCCTTACCTTGAATACTCAACCAGTACGTTCGATTTTGTAATTCCTAAAATTGTAGACGGAAAACTACATGACGATGTTAAATATATCAATGACGATATGTTCGTTTCGTTTTACTACGATAATTCTTATCACGTTTTCTATGTATCGCAATTAATCGAAAATGATACGAGTTTTCAAGTTACGTGTAACAACACCAATCTTGAATTAGCACAAGAAGGGGCAATTCCTTACAAGAGTGACAATGCACAGACACTAGCTTGGTATCTGAACGACATGGGTTATCTTGGTTTTGCGAATATGGAAATCGGTGTCAATGAAGTCTCAGATAAAACTCGAAAAGTTGAGTTTGAAGCACAAGATACACGATTGGCACAGTTACGAAGTTTGATGTCTAAGTTTGATGCTGAAATGGCATTTCGAACGGAATTAAACCGAGATGGAACTTTGAAACGTTTTATCATTGACATCTATCAACAACCGGATGAAAACCACCACGGCATCGGTAAGGTTAGGGGTGATGTGGTCCTTTATTTTCAAAACGAATTAAAGGGTGTCCAAGTCACTAGTGATAAAACACAACTTTTCAACGCTGGTAATTTTATCGGGCAAGATGGTGTCAATCTGAATGATGTGGAGTTTGAGGAAAAAAATGAGCTAGGGCAAGTAGAATTTTATTCTAGGCGTGGTAATAGCTTAGTATTTGCCCCGCTGTCTAGGGAACGCTACCCATCTACCATGAATCCAGGCAATGCAGATAACTGGACACGCAAGGACTTCGAGACCGAGTACAAGGACGTTAATGCTTTAAAAGGCTACGCCTTGCGTACTATCAAGCAGTATGCTTACCCGCTGTTGACCTATATCGTTGATATTCAATCTAGTTTCATTGAAAACTACAAGGATATCAACTTAGGCGATACCGTTAAGATTATTAATAATAATTTTAGAGGTGGGCTAGCTCTCGAAGCTCGTGTTACTGAAATGGTGGTCAGCTTTGACATGCCACTTAATAATTCGGTTGTGTTTTCGAATTACCGTAAAATCGTGAACAAACCATCGTCTGACTTGCAACAACGGATTGATGAAATCGCAGCAAGAGCCTTACCATATCGTGTCGAGATCACGACCACAAACGGAACGGCGTTTAAAAACGGCGTTGGCCGCTCGACTGTTCGACCAGTCTTAAAACAAGGCGATAGAACAGTGAACGCTACATGGCGTTTCGTGATTGACAGGGTTATAAAATATGTCGGTATGACCTATGACGTGGTAGCCTCAGAGATTACACAACCAACAGCGTTAACCGTATCCGCGTGGGTAGATAATAAAGAAGTAGCTTCAGAAGAGGTTACTTTTTTAAATGTCTCCGATGGTAGAAACGGAGTTAAGGGAGATAAAGGCGACCCAGGACCAGCCGGACCTAAAGGCGATAAAGGCGACAGAGGATTGCCGGGCGAACGTGGTCTAACTGGTCCTCAAGGTTTGCAAGGTCCGAAGGGTGACCAAGGGATCCCTGGTGTTAAGGGTGCTGACGGTAAAACACAGTACACCCACATTGCCTATGCTGACACGGTGTCCGGTAGTGGTTTCAGCCAGACCGACACTGACAAGGCTTTCATCGGTATGTACCAAGATTTCAGCACTACGGATAGTCGGAATCCACAAGACTATCGCTGGTCTAAATGGAAAGGTAGCGATGGGCGTGATGGTATCCCTGGTAAAGCTGGAGCAGACGGACGAACACCTTATGTCCACTTTGCCTACGCTGAAAGTGCCGATGGCCGAACTGGTTTTAGTTTGACTCAAGACGGCACCAAACGATATCTGGGTATATGTACTAACTTTGACAAAGCAAATAGCACTAATCCTGCTGATTATTCTTGGAATGACACGGCTGGCAGTGTCTCGGTTGGTGGTCGGAATCTCTTAAAAGGTTCGAAAGGGCCTTTTAAACCCGACAGAAAACCAACGAATTTTGATAATAATGTTTTGTACAAAAATGAAACTTCTGTCTATTTAGAGCAAAACCAAAAGTATCTTGTTAGCGCAAAATCGGACGGTAATTTTACTGCTCTGCACAATGCAAATGTCGAGAGTGACAATGTGACACTTTGGTTGATTGATGATAAATACCAAAATTATCAGATTGTATCTGATTTAAAAACAGGAACTATAGGAACGCCGATTACTTGGGTTAAACCAACAGGGAACTATCATCTACGTGTCAACACATATCACAAAACGGCTAGCAAATCTGTTTGGGAAGTAAAAATCGAAAAAGGAACAGTCAAAACGGACTGGACCCCTGCGATTGAAGATGTACAGGATGACATCGATTCCAAAGCCGACCAAGTTTTGACACAAGCACAGCTCAACAAGCTCAACGAAGTTAATTCTGTGGTACAAGCCGAGCTTGAGGCCAAAGCCTCTCTTGAGATACTTAATCAATGGGTGAAGGCTTACCAAGATTTCGTCAACGCAAATAACGCTAATCGGGCACAAGCTGAGAAGAACCTTGTTGATGCCAGTGCTCGTGTCGCAAAACTAGAGAACAATCTGAACAATATGTCAGAGCGTTGGAACTTCATCGACAGCTACATGACTTCATCAAATGAGGGGCTTGTTATCGGTAAAACCGATAACTCTAGCTCTATGTTGTTCAGCCCAAATGGCCGTATTTCGATGTTCTCAGCTGGTAATGAGGTCATGTACATCTCACAAGGTGTGATCCACATCGAGAACGGTATTTTCTCTAAAACTATCCAGATTGGTCGCTATCGAGAAGAGCAAGACTTCATCAATCCTGACAGGAACGTGATTAGATATGTGGGAGGTAGTTAATCATGGTAGAATTTTGGTCAAATAATGACCGTGGATATCGCATTAGGCTGTGGATTGACCAAGTTGGACAGAATATCCAAACCAATACAAGTGATGTCCGTATTCGATTAGCATTGCTGAATCAAGGGTGGACATTTGCAAGCTATCAATGTTCTGGGTATGTTGATGGTTTTGGTCAACGAATCGACTACTCTGGTAGTCCAGCGATGCTTAATCGAAACTCAGAAATACAGTTGATTGACCGCACAATTACTGTTCGTCATGCTGATGATGGGTCTGGTGCCTTCGGTGTGCGTGCACATTTCAATGGCTCAGGTGGATACAGCCCTGGTAACCTAGACATCGGCAACCAAGGCATAACACTGACAACTATTCCAAGAGGGAGTTCAGTTAGCGTTTCGGAAGGGTTCATTGGCAATCAAGTAGATATCACTATTGATAGGAAATTAGCTGGCGCTACGCACACACTGCGCTATTTTTGGGGCAATAAGCAAGGTAAAATTGCTGACAACGTTGGAACATCGTTTAGGTGGACAATCCCAGCGGATTTCGCAAACGACATACCAGATGCAACAACTGGCCGAGGCACCATATATGTCGATACTTATGTAGACGGCAAATTGATTCAGACGCAGTCAACAACACTAACAGCAAGCGTTGTTACAGACAACATGAAACCCTCATTCACTGGGTTTACCTTGACAGATACAAATCCAACGACTCAAAGGATAATTCCAGAGCCAACACATTTCGTGTCCATAATGTCGCTTGTGAAGGTCGTCTTCAACGGAACGCAGGCAAAAAACGGAGCTACAATAGCTGGGTACTACGCTGAAATTGTTGGTGCTAGCAATTCTACTTCAACAAACGGCGGGGTATTCCGTGAGGTCGTTGTAAACAAAGACACTCAAATGACCTTGAGAGGGAGAGTTCAAGACTCTCGTGGGATTTGGTCTGACTGGAAAGAGACTAAAATAACATTTCTATTCTATTTCAGCCCAACGCTAAAATTTGAGGTTACCAGAAGTGGCTCGAAGTCAGATACACTAACCATTAAGCGGTTTGCTAAAATAGCACCTCTTAGTGTTAATGGGGTTCAAAAAAATACCATGAAGCTGACTTTTACAACAACAAAAGTTGGAACAAGCAATATTGTAGCGGACAACGGGTCGGCTGGCGGTGAATGGTCAAGCATTTCTGAATTTAAGGCATCTAATGCAAATTTGGGCAAGGAATACCCTGCGGATACTTCGTTCATAGTCACAGGGAAACTAGAGGATAGATTTTCGGTCTCGGAATTTCAAACTACAGTGCCTACCGATAAAATTATTATGTCCTACGATCAACAGGGCGTTGGTATTGGTAAATATCGGGAAAATGGAGCACTCGATGTCAATGGATTGATTTATTCAGGTTCAAAGCCAATTCAGCACCACCAGCTTACAGAAGTTCAAGGTGCTGCGATTATCGAATACAACAACACGAACCTTGATGATTACAGAACAACAGGTTTCTTCTCGGTAATGAGCACGATGAAGAACTATCCTATCAACAAGCCTAAACCTACAGAACAAGTAGGGTTCTTAGAAATAATAGAAGGACTGGGTGGTATTCACCAATCGTTGACAACAAGTTCTGGTAGGTTCTTCAAACGCACTCTAACGCAGGACACAGTTGGAAATTGGGTTGAGTTTGTGCAAACCAACCAACCCGTTGTTAAAAAAGAAATCCCGATAGGATATGGTGTCAAAGCTAATGTGGTTCGGAAAGGGGACGTAGTAACCTTAAGTTTAATCAGAGGCACCTATTCTGTCGTCGAAGGTGAATACAAGGATTTGGGCGAGAAAATTCCAAATGGGTTCAAGCCTTGTGTGCAAACGCATTTGGTTGCTAACAAGAACAATTTAAACAAACACAAAGAATGCGCAGTGTGGCATTTTGAATCTAATGGAAATATATTTTTTTCAAACCCAAGTTTTGGAGATGCAGTCTACACAGGGACAGTCACTTACATAACCGAAGACGAATATCCAACGGTCGAAGAATAAAAGAAAGGAAAATAATATCATGTCACTAAAAATTACAAAACAACGTACAATCAATGCAGAATTTAATGTCGTAGAAGAAGGAGCAACAGTTCTGGTTAAACAGACATACATCAGCATTGACGAAAATGCAGTATCTAGCGTCCAAGAAAATCTTCTTAACGCTGAACTCTATGCTAAACACCGTCAAGAAATGCGTACAGACGAACGTGCATTGCGTGACTTGCGTTATAAAGTTGAAGACGAAATTTTGGCGGATACTACACAGGCGTAATGCGTTAAAAATGGGGGTAAAAAATAAAAGATGAATATTTCTGATTTGATTGACCACCTTGCCCCTACTATCGGAGTTATAGCAACGGGCTGGTTTGGTATGAAAGCTAGCAAATCAGCTAATTTAAGCAAATCACAATTCGGAGATTTAAAAGGTGAGTTAAACAACATCCATGAGTCGGTTGAAACCATTCAAAAAGTGGGTGAATCAAATGGCCAAAAGATCAATGAATTAAATGACAAACTAGCAGTGCATGATGAAGCTCACCTTGTTACCATGTACCTAAGGTTAGAGCGTGACATCAATAAAGAGTTAGAACGTGGGTATACCACTGTTCATAATTCGGATGTGATTCACAAAATGCACTCTAGTTACAAGAAACTAGGTGGCAACGGGTACATCGATGCCCTATATAGGAAATACATTAATTTAGAAGTGAGGAATTAAAATGATTAACTTTAAACTACGTTTGCAAAACAAAGCTACTTTGGTAGCTCTTATCTCAGCAATCTTTTTGATGCTGCAACAGTTCGGGCTTAATATCCCTAGCAACATCCAAGAAGGTGTTAATACTTTCGTTGTGATCTTGGTAATCTTGGGTATCGTAACTGACCCAACTACTAAGGGTGTGGCAGACAGCGAACAAGCTCTGGGCTACCACGAACCAAAGCAAGACTAATCGAAGGAGAATAAATAAATGAGTAAAATTGAATCAAGTATTGCACGCATGTATCACTTACAATCAATCCCTGTACATTATGACATGGGTGACCGTTACGGAAACGACGCTGACGGAGATGGGCGCATTGAATTTGACTGCTCATCAGCAGTAAGCTATGCGCTCGAAATTAACTTAAATAACAACACAGAATCACTTCAACAAGCACTACCAGCAATTGGCTATGCGAAGATTTACGATGCCGTAGACGGCACATTCGATGGGCAGCGTGGAGATGTGGTAATTTGGGCACCTCGTGACGGTTCAAGCTCGCTCGGTGCATTTGGCCACGTATTGATTATGACTAGTGATAGCACAGCTATCCATTGCAACTATGGCATGGACGGTGTGACTGAAAATGATTATAATTATATTTGGGATCTCAATGGTCGCCCTCGTGAAATCGTATTCCGTGAGAGTGGAACACCTCTCCCTGCACCAGCCCAAAGCGAATTTGAGCGTGAATTAGATGTTAATACCCGCTTAGAGAAGTCAGACAAGCCTTATTATGAAGGCACTCTTACCACTGACTACTACGTTGAAGCTGGGCCTCGTATTGACAGCCAAGACAAGGAATTCCTCCCAGCAGGCACACGAGTACGTGTATATGAAAAACTAAACGGCTGGTCTCGAATCAACCACCCTGACAGTGCGCAATGGGTTGAAGACCAGTATTTGGACGATTGCACAGATATGTAATTAATAGACCACGAAAATTAAAATAACGAAAAGGAGTATATCACCTCCCCTCAAACTGCAATAGGGATATCATGGCAGTAGTGGTCGAGCCTCAGCGTTTGCTGGGGCTTTTTTTATTTGCTATAAAATGCTATAATATACATGAAACGACAATCCCCCTGCATCCATTATGGACAGATACGTTCTGACGCAGGGCTTTTTTTATGTTATAATATATCTATCCATCATAGGCAAAGAGCCATGAGTTAGTCTCATAGCTCTTTTTTATATTTGCCAATCTCTACGATAAGTGATATCATAATTTCGGAATGCTTGGCGTCATTTCGATAAATTTCTTGAACTGCCCCGACTTTATGTCGGGCTTTTTATTTTGCAAAAAAACTCAAATTTATTTGTAAAAAGTGTTGACTAATTATAGTATATGTACTATACTATAAATGAAGATAAGGAAAGGGAGAACGAAAGAAGTTCTCAGGTAAAACAAAATGAAAAACGGTCAAACAATTTTAGGTTCTCGATACACAGACGAGATCAAAAACAATTCTGCAACAGCAAGCAAAATGTTCAATCTTTCTAAAAAATTGGAAAATGATAATTTGCGAGAAATCCACAAAGCGTTGTACGGTTTGTTAACAGCTGGCTACGACATCAGCAACATGCGTAACGTCGAAGAACTTGAAAAATACGTGAATGTTAAAAAATCTCACGGCAAATTGTTAGATGTCACTAACGATGACATTGAGTTATATCATAAATTATTCGTCGCTAGATTTGGAAAGTGAGTAGATCGCATGGACGCACAAGCAAAGGCCACTAAGAAGTGGAATGCAAACAATAGAGAGCATAGAAATTATCTCTCTAAAAGGTCGTCCGCTCGTAGCTTTATCAGAAATCATGCTACGGGTTCGGATTTGAACGAACTAGAGGAGCTTATCGCAGAAAGACGTTGCAATCTGGGAACGATAAAAGACTAGGGGTATCCTAGCCTTTTTTGTGTATTCATGATAAATCGTTAGACATTTAATCTAAATAAAGGTACACTATAGATGTATTTTAGGCGATTGCGTGCCGAATGTTTTTGTTTTTTCATGTCGCTTGGTAGCTCATGCTGCCAAGTCTTTTTTTATGCTCAATCAAGAATTTTAGTGTCCTTGATTGAAATGCTGGTCGTGCTTCTCATTATCAGTATTCTCCTTTTGCTCTTTGTACCTAACTTGAGCAAGCAGAAGGA